CTTATACTACCTGCCACAGTATCTATCTCTGAGGTAGCTTCATTTAAATCATTGGCAACTGTTTCTAACTCAGATACAGCCTCATTAAGATCGTTAGCTACTGTAATTACATCTGCAATATTTGTAGCTACTGTATTAACACTAGCTATATTTGTGGCTACTGTGCCTATATCAGCTTGATCTGCTACTACTGCTGTAACATCTGAAGATATACCTGCTACTGTAGTTACGTTAGAAGAAATTCCTGCAACTGTAGTCACATTACTTGATATACCTGCTACTGTTTGAATTGCATCAGTAGCATCTGTGCCATCTTCAATATCAGCTAGTGTAGATATATCTGCTGTTATTGCAGATAAAGAACTTACATCAGCTATTGTAGGCCCTGCTTCTGCAGCACCAGTAGTAGCATTAAATCCTAAAACAGTACCAAGTCTATCAGCTTTAAGTGGTAACTCCATTGAAACAGCATCATCTGATTCTTGTAATCTTAATGCTCTTGATGCATCATCATTAAAGTCTGATTGTATTGCTGTAAGAGTATCTAACTCTGTATTTAGTTTTGCTATCTCAAAAGCACCTGAGCTTGGAAAGTCAGTAGTACGTGCTAGTGGAACTTCTCTAGTTATAACAACAGTACTACCACCTGTAGCACCTGTAACAGTAGTTGTTACTGTGCCAGTAGAACCATTACCTCCTGATACTGTAAACAAAGTTGTGTTAGATGTTGTTGGACTGTATGTTCTTGCAACGTTATCTACAAAAACATTTATATCTGCAGATCCATCAAAGAAAACAAAAGGTACTGCAAAAGAAGTTTGGGTAACTCCCTCACTTACCGAGTAACTTATTCGTGGTGTATTGTCACTTAATGCTATAGTCATAATTTTTATTTACCCTTTTTTTTAGTAAAAGTCCATTAATATCTAAATTTCTCCTTTTGCCCTAAAGCACGAAGATCATCATCAAGGCCTATTAAACTTAAAACTGGTGCGTTATATGATATCTTTTTTAAACCTTCATCTGTTCTATCATTCAACAAATCATTAGCACCCATTACCCATTCTCTTATCATATTAGGTGATGCACCTGCAAAACCAAAAGCAGTATCCCAACCATCGGCTTTATATCTACCTTTAAGCCAACTATTATCAGGATCATGCATACCTGATACAGAAGCAATATTTAAAGCATGATAAAATAAATCTGAGTAAAGCCCTGTAACACCACTATGATCTACAACTCTCATTAACAATTCAGGATAATCTTTGTTTTCAAACCACCAATCAGGTTTTTTTAAAGACAATGTAACATAACTCATGCCTAATAAAGCCATCATACCTGACAATCTATGCTGTTTTGCAGGATCTATCAATGCACCTAAAACTCTTCTGTGTGCAGCAAAAGCAAAGTTATAGAACTGAAATGGCCATGCCATAGTGCCTGACTCTAATCGTGCTACTGGAAAAGCAAATGATCCATCTGCTCTTTTACCAACAGATGCTCTAGGATCAGGCTCAATACCCATAGCTCTCATATAAGGCAGCCATTTCTTATAAACAAATCCATCCATAATAGTTGGTCTATCAAATGCAGTAGCATGGATAATAGTATTTCTAGCTGCTGTATTAAAATATGTACTTACTGCTTGCTTCAACTCTCTGTCAGCAGCAGTTTTAGTAGACCAACCTTGTATGTTAAGCAAAGGCATACCTGTGTCTGTCTCTTGCCATGCACCATTATTAAACATACGTTTAGCTAGTTTTTCATCAATACCATATCTAGCTAACTCAATGATGTCTGCCTTTTTAATTGTGCCATCATTGTATTGTTTTAATTGTTTGTAAAACTTAGGGATACGTATTGCAGCATCAATTAATTTTCCAACACTTGTTATTGGTGCTAAACCATTAGCTTTGTAAAACCAATTTTCTGCAGTCTCTAAACCTTTTTCTATTCGACCAACCTGTAATGGTCTTAAATTATCATGCAACATTCTATGATGTGCAGTAGGTCTTATCATTTCAAGACCCTCACCCATATGCATAAGATCAGTAGCATTAGCTTTCATTTTAGAAAAGTTACCATCAATACCTGCAACAATACCTCTAAAAACTCTACCAAAACCATGCTCAAATATAGGCATAGCAAGAGTTTCTGTTAATGAACTTATACCTGCACCATACAAGTAAGTCATACCTGCAACTCTTTTTAAATTCCTAGCAAACTTTGTGTCTGCTCTTTGTGGATCTCTAACAATTTGACCTGCAACTCTTTCAAAATCAGCAACAAAGTCAGATTTAATTTCAGCTATTTGTTTATTGGTATAGCCATCATTTTTCATGCGAAGCTCAAATCCATCAAGCAACTCATCTATATCTATATCACCAAACTTTTTAGCAAACTCAATTCTAAAGCCCATTTTTTTAGCATATTCAGTCATAACTTTAGGGTCTTTAACTATAAAGTTTATAACTTTGTACTCAGGTATATTTGTAACACGCATCATAAGATGCTTGCCTTTACCTATTCCAGTACCATATTCGTATGCGTCATCACCTCTTTCCATAATAGAATCAACAACTTCTTCTGCATATTTTCTTGCATTTTCTTTACCTACTGCATTGTCAAATATACGAACATCTTCATACTTATTGGTTGTTTCATTCCATCTTGTAACTTTGCTTTGATCTAAAAAATGTTTTGTAAATATTTGTGTAAGTTCCTCTTGTTTATCAGGATCACTTAACAACAACTCTTTATTATAGTACAAAGGAAACTTATAGTTTTGACGTGTAGGATTATACTCTTCATAAAAAGTAACTTTCTTTTTCAAGTTCTCTAAATTTAATTTAAGTATTTTTTTAAAAGCAATATCTTTTTCTGTTATGATTCTTTTTTCATAGTCTGCAATCTTTACTTGCAACTCTTTTATATTTGCTTTGATTTGTGTTTTATCAAAAAATAACTTGGCATCCTGTGCCCTTTGATCCATATCCCTTAAAAAATCATCAAGCCTTTGTATTGCTAACTTCTTAAACTCAGGTAAATCCTGATAGTATCTTTTGTACCAAGATGTATCTCCACTTAATATTGATAGCTCTATAATCTCTTCAGCAAACTCTCCAAATGTAGGGGTCTTAGGTTCGCCAGTATATGCATTAGGCCCAAATGTCTCAGGGTCTTTACCCATATACCTATCCATAGATATCTTAGTGCTACGATAATCTAACCCACCCAGTTGACCAGTGCCTTCTAAGTTAGTTAATTCTTTATTCCATAGCTTTCGCCAATACTGCTCTACTTGTAAACCAAAAGCACCATACTCTGTCTGCAACATATCAATAGATTGCACACCCTCACCTTGATAGTTCTTCTTTAAAGGTGTTACTCCATTATACGCAAGATTAGCATGAGCCTCCCTTACATAATCAGGTGCTTCTTTTACATTTTTACCATCTCTATAATTTAATCTTTGTAGCTTTTCTGCAGGTATAAATCTGCTTATTAAAGTAAATTTATCTAGTGGTAATTTTGTTAGACCCTCATTAGAAACACCATCTGATCTTAACTTTCTTATTTCATCTATATCATTTGTAGGGCCTAATGGATCTTTTCTTGCTTTAATTTTAGAAGAAATACCTGTAAATGCATTGCCAAGACCTCTAGCACCACCACCTAATAAACCTGAAAATACAGTATTAGATGCAACATTTGCTGTAACTTCTTGTGCTGTAGAAAACGGATCAAATGGTGCTCTCAATAATTCACCAGTTATTCCAAATACACCACCAACCTTTGCTGTTTCGTAACCAACACCTAATGCAGACTTAGCTGACCATGCTGCCCTTATACCTGTATTAAATACTGGCATCATAAATGCTATATTCAAAGGATCTACTACACCTGCAACTAAAGCACCACCAAATCCTGCACGATCATATACAGATCTATTCTGCTCAACTGCTCTTATATTATTTAGGATATAATCATAATGCTCATTGTTCTTAGCTCGTGATAAATCCTCTGCATAAATATATGTATTATCTTGCTCTACTCTTTTTTTAAAATCAAAAGTATCGTCTTCTTCTACATCCATAAATTGAAATAATTCAGATGTTCTATTTGTAATCGGCAACCATTGATACTTAATTCCTGACATAAAACTTTGTGCAAAGGTAGGATCTGTTGTTCCAACATTGTTTCTTAAAGATAAATGTATAGGTGTAAAATCTGAAAGACCATCTGACTGAAAGCCTTTATTAAAATCTATTGGTCTAAATAATATTTCTGACATTTATTTACATTTTTCTAATTTCGGAAGCTGCCCTGTTATATACTTTGCCTCCTAATACCATAGCTTTATCTATAAAAGATGGTCTATTTCTATCTACGTAACCTAAGAGTTCAGCCCTATCATATATTCTATCATTACCTATTGGGCCATAACTTTGAAACTGTTTATTTAATATTGTTTCTCCAGTAACAAATGTATTACTCATACCTTCTTGAGATTCATTATTATAATTATATAAGAGATGCGAACCTGCCATCATAAAATGATAATCTCTATTTCTAGGATTAGTAGTTTTTAATGCTGCACTAACCTCTTTCCAGTATTTTTTAAACTTACCTTGTCCATATCCCATTTGATATGCATGATCTATCAATGCTTTTTGTCTATCAGAGTGTAATGTTGTAAAGTTAGGAAACTCATTGGTAAACTTTTTATATATATCCAAAACTTTATTTCTAAATATTTGTTGTGACTCTACTTCGGTTATAGACTCGCCTTGTTTTTTTGAATATTCTTCTATGTCTTGTAATGTTATATCACCTGATTTACGTTTTTTAAGTAGTGTTTTTAATTCATTTACATGAGCTTTACCTTTGTCACTAAGCACAGCCATGTCTTCATCTGTAAAATACTTTAAATTAAATCCTGCACCAATAGATATTGTAGCATTTTCACCTGTACCATCTGCATAACCATGCGATTTAAAACCTTCTATATTTCCTAAATAACTTAAAACATCTACAGAATCATCAACAATCTGTATGGCTACATCTTCATCAAAGTTTTCATCTATAGCTTTTTTTAATTCTTTGGATACGTTTGCTTCTTTTATTACTTCATTATAAACATATCTCCACGCAGGATTTTGTGTTCCTTTACTACCTAATTCTGGAAAGTTCTTTTTAATATTGTCTGATGTAATATTAAATGATTGCTGATCAAAAAAACCTAATAACTTATTTAACCCTTTAGTATATATGTTTTCTTCAGGCACTATCATTATTTGATCGACCTCATCTTCTTCTACAGGGCCACTAATTCTATATCCTTTATTTACCAGTGCTTCATCTAGTCTAGGATTAATACCATAATATTGTTCACCTATACCTCTTATTTCCATGATGTTAGGGGAAGCATTTACTGAGTTTATAAGTTGATTTATGTTATCATCTGTAAGTTGTGTAGATCTAAAGTTCTTTGCTAGTATAGCTTTGTTCTGTTCTTCTAAATGTATTTGCAATGACCTATCAACATCTTCTGTGCTTACTTGCAAAGGCACTCCATCAAACCCAACAATAGGAACTTTGTTTTCATCTACTAAATTCCAAACCATGCTTGAACCTGCAGAATTTCTATAGTCTGGTAGATATTTTACATTGCCTCCTGATCCTGCCATGTACTCAATAGGCTCTATTTCAGTAGCTGTTTCCATCATTTCAGGTGTATATGTACGTTGAGTTTGCACTAAATTATTTACGTAATCTGTAAAAAAGTTTCTTGACCCTTGATTTTTATAATAGTTTTTATAAGAAACATTTGTTCTACCACCCAAAACATTTCCATATAACTGAAATGTTTCACCATCATCTTCTTCATGCAGGTTATTAAAAGTATCATTTAAAACTTCTATAATATTATCTTTAGAAAACTCTACAGATTTACCTTGTGTATCTTTTAATTTTCCTGCAAACAATAAGGCTTTTGTAAATGAAAAATATTCTTGATGAAACTGTTTGTCTATATCACTTTCTGTAAGCAATGCATTTATTACATCAGCAGGTTTAGTAGCATTTAAATCAAATTGCTCATTGTAAGACATAATAAGTTTATCAGAATCTTCTTTAGTTTCAGGTGACATCATTGCTATTTCATAAGCAGGTAATATATAATCTGCACCACCTATGTCAGTAATCTTTTTAATAATGTTAAACTTTTTTTCTATATCATTGTACTGAGTAGGGTATCTACTTACTACACCAATACCACCTGCGTCTTGTCGTTTAGATATATTGTTCCATGTATTTAAAAGTTTGGCTGCAATCGTTTGGCGAGATTGCATAGGCATACCCTCAAACATAGCCATGATATTTGTATTTTTAAATGCCTCATATAATGATTGAGGCAGAATTGTAGATGTTCTTAAATCAGCAAGCACAGCTTCATACTTGTCTTTTGGCATAGTAAGAAATGATCTTAAATCTAACGCACCATATTTTTGCTCTAATCCTAACTGAAACTCTTGTCTACTTGGCTTGCTATTTGTATGAAAACCACCCGATCCTATTTTCTGTGAGCTATTTAAAGCCTTCATAGACTCGGATAGTTTTTGATTATTTGCTGCAGCATCACCTGCAAAGTTACTAAGTAAACCTGATATAGTTGCCCTATCAGAATATGTATAATTAAATTTATCTTTAAGTTGTTGGGCCTCTATTAAATCTGATTCTGTAATAGGATTATTAGATAAAAGTAAATAAGCCCTTTGATCTCCAGACAAAGTATTTCCCTGAAATGCCATCTCTAATATCTTAATAGCTTTATCATCTGTAGGGTTCTTGTCTATAATAGATTGCAAAACACCAAGAGATGAATTAATTCTCATCTTTCTTTTAAGTTCTTTAATAGCAGGTGCTGCTAAACCATTAGGTCTACCCTTTAAGGATTCAATACGTTGAAGTATTTCATTTTCTGTTTCTGCAATATCCTCTGCAAAATTATCAGCAGCACCCTCTTCATCAAAAGATGTAACACTGCTTTTATTATAATATAATCCTTCTAACTCTTGGATTTGTTCATCAATGATTATCTTTTCATTTTCATTAGCTATTTTGTTTTCTTGATCTATCTTATCATTAAGTATTTTATTAGAATGTAATACAGCTTGATTCTGTACCTTAGATAGAAATGCAGGTATAAACTCTTCAAAACCATTTTCTTTAAATGAATCTGTGTGTCCTTTGATATAAGAGTTTGCAGCTAAATCAAAACCTTCCTTATCAAACTTACCATCTCTTGTATATTCAGCATGAAGCTCACCGAACTTCTGTTTTGATTTGATTAATATTTCATTGCCATATCTTTCTCTAAGTATAGCATTGGCTTTGCCACCACCTACCCTTGAAAAATTTGGCTTTTCAAATTTTAGTCTACCTTGCTCATCTCTAATTGCTAGTGTATTTGCTTTTTCTACATCACCTTTTACAGCATCTTGCCTTGCTTCTTCCCAAAATATTTTTTGCATTGAGTTACCAAACTCAGCAACAGCAAGTCCTAATTGTCTAGCACCTGTGTCAGCAGCTACAACACCAACAGGTTTGTTTACAAAAGATGTTCTTTTTGATTTTAAAAATTCTACCATATTATGCCTATAATATTGATGCCTGATATGCTCCTGATACCAATGAACCAAATGCTTTCATTCTATATGCCTTACTTAAATTACTTGCTTTTACTCTTGCCATCTGTGCTTGTTGTGCATATTTAGATGCTTCTGCTAATGATTGATAGTTAGCCCTTGTAATTGTTTCTATATTATCTTTATCTGCTTTAGCACGTAATCTATTTAAACTTCTGTCTGAACCTATATCTCTACCCATTACACCTGATATAGCTGCATTAGTACTTTTAAAGGATTCAAGATTTTGCATAATAGAATTGTGTTCTTGTAATGCTTGTAACTTTCTTATTTTACCTTGTGTTTCTACGTTACGTGCAGTTAATGCACCTTCCATTTTTGCTGCTTTAGCTGCTTGGTTATAACCTATTGCAGATACTGCTGCTGATGCTAATGCTAATTCCCACATTAAAATGCCACCTCTACTATCATACCATTAATTTGAAGATCCAAAGGAAACGACTGAGATACTGTAACTCTTGGATCACGACTGTAACCTAACATCCTAAACTCTTCCTTACCTGTAACTGCTACCCTATCTAAACTCATATCATCTGTAACATTTCTAATAATAAGATCTCTTGTTGTAGATGTATCCTTTGGGCCAGTAACACTTACAGCAGTTGTTTCAAATAAATCTAATACAACTTTGGGAATCTGTCTAGGTTCTCCTGTTAATGGGCCACCTTGTATAGCTGCATCAATAGGTAATGTTTTGATTGTAGGTGTAAATGCGTAACCAATATAGGCTTGTGTTATACCACTCTTTACTGTTGAAGCATCTATCTGTCCACCTGATATAGTAAACTCACCAAGATAGTCATTACCATTTGTGGCTTTAACCACAGCATCATTAGCAAAATGTGATGTAGCGAGTCCTGTAAATACACTAGCACTTCCTGTAAAACTATCACAGAAATCCATAGGCATATCATCTTGAAACTCTTCTAAGAAATACTTGGTTGTGCCTGATCCATCATCTCTAGCTGCAACTACAAACAATCTTTCATGTACAGAACATATACTATGCCACGTACCTTGTGTATTCCATAATGCCCAACCTGCTTTCTGATCCCCTCTTACTGAGTAAAACACAGCTATTGTTCCATCATTATTTATAAGAAAAGCATAAGATTCACTTCGATTCAAAGCACCTTTAATAGATGTCATTTGTACTGGGTCTAATATTAAATGTGGTGCAAGACCTGATACAGCAACAGACGTATAAGCTGCTTCTGCATCTGTAAACAGAAACTCTCTTAATGCACTACCAGTTTTCTGTATAAATAAAGTAGCACCATCAAACACACTTGGCTTTACAAATGAAGCACCATAAGGTGTTTGCCTTCGTATCTGTGCATTAGAAGGAGTGACTGGTTTATCTACTGGTGCTTGTACAAATAATTCTGCACCTGTAGTAAATACCTGTAGATCTCTGTTAGATACTAAATGCC